TGCTAGCCAAAATGGCGGCAAAATTAACTAGCAAAGTCAAACAAATTGCTATCTCTAGATTTAAGCATCGCCCACAATAAAAGGAAACAACAATGAGTTTATGGAAAAAAGAAGATACTGAAGCTGGTGTTCCAGCTTATTTGTCAGACGAAGATCGTAAAAAAGCTATTTTCGTAGATGATACTGAAGCAGCTGACGCAGATACTAAAGCAAAGGGTATTACCGGACCAGGATGGTGGTTGTACGAAAGTCGTAAAGATTCATCTGGCACCCTTCGTCATTATGCTGAAAAATTAATTTCAATGAGAGCTGTCGCTAGTGTTGATGTTAGTGACCGTATCGTTGATACCAATATCGAAGTTGCTGATACTTATGTATTATCTGTAACAACTGCTCCTGTTAACCGTTCAGTTACAGCTCCTGCTGCTACCACGTTTGGTGTTACTGCTGCTATCTCTTCAGGCGGCGGCGCTATTAGTTACCAATGGCAAGTTGCTAACGCAGGTTCTAAATCGTTTACTTCAATCACTAATGGTGGAGTTTATACGACAGCAACAACCGCAACATTGAATATTTCTAACACAACTGGTTTAACCGGTAAAAAATATCGTGTTGTTATTACTGCTACGAATGCTGTAGCTGTTACTTCAAATTATGCTACATTAACTGTTGCATAATAATAGGTAATTTATGGGTCTGAATAACGACAATTTTATGTTATTTTGTATAACACATTATGATAATGTGCAGTGTCATTCTTTTGAGGAATTTAAAAAAGATTTGACATTATTTGTTATGTTAAAAAAGTTGTTATTCAGATTCGTATACAAGGATGATGATTGTATACGGCTAATCGTTAATAACATAACAACTCTATACAATTTATTTGGTGATGCAACACAGGAATTGTTGCTGTTCAAACTGGATAAAAAATATCACTCTATTGTATTTACAGTTTTGGCGTATCTTGGCAAAGTTAATTATAACGAATCCAATATGGATAAACTAACTGTTGAAAAACTTAAAGGATTATTATAATGACTCCGATTACATATTCTGATGTAAATATAAATAAAAAGCAGATTACCTTAAATCCTCTGGTTGATAACCTGTTAGCGCTAAAGGTACTGACTTTGTTAATTAAACCGTTTACAGATTATGACGCATATAAACTAGGAATTATCGATGACCAAGGCAACGTCCTTAGAAATTATAACACCCTAAACAAAGCTGACGAAAAGGCGGCTACTAATTATCTATACAGAATCGTGATTAATCTTAAAAAATTAATCGCTAAACTGCCAATGGGAGATTGGTATTTGCGAAATTTAGCAACCTCCTTATTTTTAATCAAAGAATCATACGCTAACCCAGAAATGGATTTAAGCTTACTCGAAGATAAATTCTTTTCTATATTGGAATCTGAAGAGCTAATCTCTGAAGAGCTTGCTGTAATCGAATACCTTAATAACAATAAAATGCTCTAAATCGCTACGGTGGTTTACACTCAAACCCAGCCTAATCCGCTGGGTTTTTTATTGCCTAATACTTCATAAAACCTGAATTTTTACATAAAAAATTCGTAAGTCATTGATTTTATTAACTTTTATTAAAAATGGTTAAAATATAAAACCGTTATAAATCAATGACTTACAAAAAAGCTTATTTAACAACGCAAAATAGGGTAAAGGGTAAGGGTCAGAAAAATATAGAGCGTTATTTTGAATGAAAAATAAAACTTTACTTTTTGGCGCAACAAGCCTATAATAGCCTAGTCGGGCGTGAATTGAGGTTAAGCGCTTAAAAATATTGCTATATTAAGTTTGTATTTACTTTCACTTCAGTTTTAAGTATAATTGGTTCTTATTAAGGAGAAACGTTATGTATAATTATTTTGCTAGTCCATGGTTCATTTTTATGACTATTATGCTATTTTTCAGCGTGGTTTTATCTATTGTAATATTAACCGATGATATTCCTGGAAACTATTACACTCAAAGGTTTGAAGCATGCCAAGCGGATCCTAAATGTGTCTATGATATCCACGATTTACCGGCTTCAAAAATTAAAGAATTTGCAAAATCTAAAGGCTAAATATGATTCATATTGATGTCAAATTCATCAATCTTATTTCATCTAGGCTTGAGAATTTTAAACAGTTAGCTGATTCAAAATACCAGTTTAGATGCCCTTTTTGTGGTGACTCTAAACGCAACAAACTTAAATCGCGCGGCTTTATATACAGAAAAGAAAATGCTATGTTCTTTAACTGTTTTAACTGTAATCATTCGACTACGTTGGGAAATCTTATTAAGCAGGTTTCCCCGTTAGATTATGATGATTATGTTGTCGAGCGATATAAGTCTAGCACTAATAAATTTGCTCCTCACGCTAAACCGGAGTTTGTTTATGAATCGCCAAAGTTTGAGCCTAAACCTATATCGTTATTAGATAAACTGTTGCCTGTAACTGAGTCACGGGCGGCTTTATCTTATTGTTTGAAACGCAAAATTCCAGATGATAAGATACCTTTGTTATATTATTCAGATTCATTCTTTAAGTTTATTAACACGATTGTTCCTAATAAATTCAAAGTATCTAAAACAGATTCTCCTAGATTAGTGATACCCTGTTACAATCGTGATAAACAAATTGTTCAGTTAACCGGTAGGGCGCTTGACGATAACACAATGCGTTACGCTCATGTTTCTTTAGTTGATGAACCTAAAACTTTTGGGGTTGAACGATTAGACTTTTCTAAACGTATATTCGCAGTTGAAGGTCAAATTGATTCGTTGTTTATTGATAATTGTGTGGCTATGGGAAGTTCAGCGTTCGATACTAAATTTACACGTGATAATAAAGATAACATCACGTTAGTGTATGATAATGAACCTAGAAGTCCACAGATAACTAAATTGATTGAAAAAAGTATAAAAGCTGGGTTTGATATATGCGTTTGGGATAGTATGATTGATGGTAAGGATATTAACGAAATGGTGTTGAACGGGGTTAATGTCCAGAAAGTTATTTCAGAAAACACTTTTACCGGCGCTGAAGCTTTGATGCGATTTATTGCTTGGAAAAAATGTTAGCTAAATTAAATTATAATGAATTTTAAAAGGATGATTATGAGTGACGTAAAATATGTTGATATGGGTGTGGATTTGATTAGTAGTATGGGCACAGATTCTACTATTGTTAATGCTGCTAGAGTGTCGACTGCTAAAGATAATAGGTTTAAAACTGATGTGGATTCTAAAGATGAAGGATTGATTAAATACCTAGCGGCACATAAACACTGGACACCATTCGCTCATACTGCGATAACATTAAAATTAAAGGTGCCAATTTTTGTTGCTAGACAGCTTTTGAAACATCAGGTTGGTGGTGTTGTAAATGAAATTAGCCGCCGTTATGTTGATTCAACTCCAGAGTTCTATATCCCTAGTGAATGGCGTGCTCGACCAGAAAAGTCGATTAAGCAGGGTTCAGGCGGTACTATGGATTTCAATGATGTTTATGTTAAAACGTCAGTTGCGTATGCGTTAACTGCTTATGAGGACGCTTTAAAAAATGGAGTTGCCCCTGAGTTAGCGCGTTTGGTGCTTCCTCAAAATATGATGACTGAATTTTACTGGACAGGCAGTTTATTGTTTTTTGATCGAGTTAGGTATTACCGAGTAGATGCTCACGCTCAACAAGAATGTAAAGAGATTGCTGAGTTAATTAGCGCCGAATGTGAAAAGTTATTCCCAGTAGCATGGCGTGAACTATCTAAAAATGTTTTAACAGTTGAAAAGAATAATAAACGTTCTTTTTATTCTAAATTGAAATTTTGGTAAATTTATGACGATATATATAAATGACAACATTTACGGTAAAGTGGTTTCGTTCGACGCATCAACAGTTGAAGGGTTTACCTTAATTGATGACGTTTTGACCATCAATTTTGGTGGAGAACATGTTGTAGTTAAACCGTTAATTATGGATAGCGATACTACATATGTCACTAGAGATAGGTTTGACGGCTTAGTACAGCAATTGAAAAAGACTATGGATACCGTATGAATATGGAAATTATAAAACAATAGGATTGATATGGCAATACGATTATTAACACCAAAATCAACATACACAGTGGATTACCCTACTGCGATTGAGTTTGCTAAACAACAAGCCGAGATATTCTGGCTTCCAGATGAAGTAGAAGTTGAAAAAGATTTACATAGTTTAAAAACTGAATTCACTGAAGCTGAATATCATGGTGTGATTTCCACCCTTAAACTATTCACCATATATGAATTGTCTGTTGGTAATGACTACTGGCAGAATTATGTTTGTAAGCTATTTCCTAGACCAGATATTCAGAGAATGGCTACCACATTCGGCTTTTTTGAAATAGGCGTACACGCTCCGTTTTACTCAAAGTTGAATGATGTACTAGGGTTAGATACTGATGAGTTTTATTCGTCATATAAACAAGATGAAACTTTAGCAAATAGAATGGCTTGGATTGGAGCAAGAACTGAGAAAAAGGATTCAGTCTATAACGTATTAAAATCTATCGGCGTGTTTTCTATGATTGAGGGCGCTATCCTTTACTCGTCTTTTGCTTTCCTTAAACACTTCAATAGTGTAGGAAAAAACAAATTGATTAACGTTAACGCCGGTATTAACTTTTCAGTCAACGATGAAACTATGCATTCTGAAGCTGGCGCTTGGTTATTCAGAACCTTGTTGAAAGAAGCTATTGATGACGGGCAAATGTCTGAATCTGAATTGCAACGTTTACAGGCTGAGTTAGAAGAAACGACCAGAGTTGTTTTTGAGCATGAATCTATTATTATTGATAAGATTTTTGAAAAGGGTCACATCAAAGGGATTACTGATAATCAGCTGAAACATTTTGTTGAATCAAGACTTGATATTTGTTTGACGAATTTAGGCTATAAGGCTATTTTCAAGCCAACCTATAACCCAATTGAGAAATGGTTCTATAAGGATTTAAAGTCTTCAGTGTTACATGACTTTTTCTCATCGCAAGGTAATGACTATAATAGAAACTGGGTGGAGAAGAGATTCGAATGGTAAAAGACATTTCAATTTATGAACAATTAGGCGAAGAACGTAAACTGTTACAGGAAGAAGGTAAGCTTCCGGATTGGGTTACTACTGCTTCATGGCAAATGTTGAAAGAAAACTATCTTTCAAAAGATTATCCTGATTTACAAAGTGTGTATACCAGAATAGCAAAACACGCGGCTAAATATACAAAAACTCCAGACGAATGGGAAGTAAAATTCTTCAATTTGTTCTGGAAAGGTTGGTTGGCTGCGTCTACTCCGGTTTTATCAAATATGGGTATGGGATTTGGTTGCCCTGTAAGTTGTAGCGGTAACTACGTTGAAGATTCCGTTTACAATTTTTATGATTCACAAAAAGAAGTTGCTATACTTTCAAAAAATGGGTTTGGTACGTCAAGTTACCTTGGTGATATTCGCCCGAGAGGGTCAAAAATTAATGGAATGAAAGGGAGTGCTTCCGGTGTATTGCCTGTTTTTAAAGATTTCGTTCAAGTTTCACGAGATATTTCCCAAGGTAGTCAACGTCGCGGCGCGTGGGCAGGATATATTGAGATTGATCATGATGATTTTTTCGAATTAGTCAATTACATCAGCAAAAACCCAGATGATGCTAATATTGGATGGATTGTTTCTGACGCCTTTATTGAAAGATTAGATGCTGGCGATGCAGATGCAATTGAGCGTTACCAAAAGGCGCTTAAACTTAAAATGATTTCTGGCAAGGGTTATTTCTTTTTCGTTGACAAAACGAATAGACAAAATCCTCAAATGTATAAAGATAAAGGGTTAACCGTAAAGGCATCTCAGTTATGTACTGAAATTACTTTGTTCTCTGATAAAGATATCACTTATTCTTGTGTGTTATCATCAATGAACGCGGCTAAATACGATGAATGGAAAAATACATCAGCAGTGTTTGACGCAACCGTTTTCCTTGACTGTGTCAACCAAGATTTAATCGAAATTGGTAAAAATATACAGGGAATGGAAAAGGTAGTCGCATTTGCTGAAAAAAGTCGTGCGCTTGGTTTAGGCTTATTAGGGTTTCATACTTATCTTCAAGATAATTTGATTGCATTTGAGTCGATGGACGCATACTACAAAAATACAGAAATCTTTAAGCATCTTGATGAAGAATCATTAAAAGCTACACAGTGGATGGCTAAAGTTTTTGGTGAACCAGAATGGTGCGTAGGTTACGGGGTTAGAAACACGCATAGGTTAGCTGTAGCGCCTAATTTGAGCTCAGCGTTAATTTGCGGTGCGGTGTCTCAGGGCATTGAACCTATATACAAAAACGCCTATGTTCAAAATACAGCGGCGGGTAAAATTGATAGAGTTAATCCTTCATTATTACGTTTGATGAAAGAACGCAATGTGTACTCTGAAGAAACTGTTAAAGATATTATCGCACATAGCGGTTCAGTTCAGCAGGTTGATTGGTTAAGTGCTGAAGAAAAAGATGTGTTTAAAACAGCGTTTGAAATTAACCAAACACAAATTATTAGATTAGCATCAGCGCGTCAAAGGTATATTGACCAAGCACAAAGTATCAATTTATTCTTTTCGGCTGATGAAGACGAGCGCTATATTAGTGAAGTTCATAAGTTAGCGTTCAAAGACCCATACATCAAATCTTTATATTATATTAGAAGTGAAACCGGAGTCAACTCCGCGAGTAAAGAAGCTTGCTTGGCTTGCCATGGTTAACAGTACACGTAAACAAAAAGGAATTTAAATGACAACAAAACAGTTCGACTGTGACCATTGCGAGTCAAGCGGAAAAATAAGTATTAAAACGAAAGAAATAACGTTAAACGACATAGCAATATGTCCCGTTTGCGGGTCACCGTTATTACAAGATGAAGACGATTTTGATTTTGAAGATTAATTAACATTAGGAGTATATTATGGCAGCAGTAAGCAAAGGCAGTAGAAAAGCGAATCCATTATTGACTAAAAATGGAAGACCTCGTCTTAAGCTATTAAATCCAACTCAACTTGTTACATTAAGTGAGAAATCGCAACGACCGAAGGATAAAGACAAGATCCGGAATAGGTTGTTAAGTTTAGCGGCTAAATCGTAAATAAAAAGGGGCAATTACTTAAAATTGCCCCTTTACTTTTGGTGCGTTTTATAGTATAATGAATTTTTACTAAATACTATTATTTACAATTTTAATAAGGCGTGTCCAATGAAAGAATTTACACCAGATATAAGTCAATTAAAAAAAATCCATAAAGCATATAAGTCTTGGAAAAAGGCTGATACTGAAACTTTATTGCGCAATAATAACAATATGCGCAGAGTACAAGCCACAGCAAAAACTATGGCAGAAGCTGGCGGAAAAGAAGCTATTATAACTAGATTAATATACGCAGAATTTAATTCTAAACAAGTTGACTATTATTGGGACATGAAAGCTAAAGATAAAAAAGCTCTTGAAGAAGGTTACGAAGGATTAGGGTTTGAAGACTTTAAAATGTCTGTTATGGAATCTGTATTGGATAAATAAAATCAAGCCGGTTTATTATAGCCGGCTTTTTTACACATAAAATTCAGCGCTAAATAATATATTTGAGGATGATATATTATGTGGCATTACAATGAAAAGGAATTCATTTCTGAAGACATCGGCGATGCAATTGGATTCGTATATTTGATAACGAACCTGACTAACGGGCGGCGCTATATCGGTAAAAAACAATTTTATTCTTTTACTTCATCTATGAAAACCGTCACATTAAAAAGTGGTGAGAAGAAAAAGAAAAAGGTAAAGAAAACGAGTGAATCAGATTGGAAAAGTTATTATTCCAGTTCTATAGAATTGAAAAATGATGTTGAACTGTTAGGGAAGGATAATTTTAAAAGGGAAATATTACATTTGATAAAGACAAAAGGGATGATGAGTTACATCGAAGCAAAACTTCAGTTTCAACACGAAGTATTAGAACACCCTGAGTTATGGTATAACGGGCAAATTCAATGTCGGATATCTAAGTCGCATATCAAAATGTAAGATACAATCTGCATAAGGGGTCACATGGTCACTATAGAGTTCACCTATGATTATGATCCAAAATTCTTGCCGATATATAGAAGTATGTTTGAGTCCGAGTTTACTGGTAGGGATTGGTTTGATAGAATAAGATACATTCCAGATAATGTTTTGGCGTATAAATTACAATCTGTGTTGTTAAACAGAAGAATCAATAGCCATGAAATGAAAATGATGGTTATATACCAAGATGGAATTCCGGTAGGGTTAAGCTTCCCAAAGAAATCATTTACTGATTCTGAAAAAGAAACGTTTAACTTAGATGGAGATGACTGGTATAAAATCGGTTCAATTGTTGTGTTGGATAGTTATAGAAACAAAGGAATAGCCTATAAAGCTTGTAAAGAGTTTCTTAAACGATATCCAAAAATATTTTATCACGTTGACGAAAAAAATGTACCATCAGATAGGGTAGCTGAAAAGCTAAAATTGAACTTTTCACATATTGCGACTCTTAACGGCACAAATTACAAAGTCTACAAATCCGTTTAACTATTGAAGCCAGCTGATTAGCTGGCTTTTTTACTTTACTTTTATGGTGATATCATATATAATTAGCTATATAAAAATATTACATAAAAAAGGAAACAAAATGAAAAGACCATCTAAAAAAAGTGTACAAAACGCAATTGTTGATATTGCTACTGTTCAAGATAAAGTTGAAATTACTACACCTGAACCAGTAGAAGAAATCGTTGTAGATGAAGTTCAAATCGAAACTGCTGAACCAGAACAAATTGCGGTTGAAGAAATTATTGTGGAGGAACCTGTAATTGAAGAACCTGAAGTTCAGGTAGCAGAAGTTGTAGTTGAAGCGCCTAAACCTAGTTTTCAAATTAGATTAGACGATAAACTATTTGGTGTTACACTTTCTAACGGCGCATTAAATTGGCAGGCGGCTTATGACTGGGCAGATGCTACAGGTAATTCGCTACCAGATAAAGATATTATTGGAAAGGTTTATTTGCAGGCTAAAGAGTCATTCGGTATCGGTGAATGGTGGTCTGCTTCTAGAGTAGATGATGATAAAGCATGGGTTATTGATTTCGTGAAAAGACATCGGTCGGCTAAACGTGTGAAAGAAGGCGCGTTTGCCTTTTACTTAACTGAGATTTAATATGCCGTTCTATACGTTTAAGAACAAAGAAACTGCTGAAATCGTTGAAGCCTATATGTCTATCAGCAAATTAGACGCATATAAATTAGAACACCCTGAACTTGATGTTGTAATTGGAACACCAAATGTTATTGATCCAACCCGACTTGACGCTACTCGAAAGGTAGATGGTGGTTTCAAAGAAGTTTTGAATAAGATTCACTCAAGAACCGCCGGTTCGTGCTTAGACAGAACAGCGAAACTTTAAAAAGGGATTATATATAATGGAAAAACCGCTTTACTTTATCATGTCAATATATTATAATAATGATATTCCTGGTTGTGATAAGGATTTTGTTGTTCAAGAAATTATGAAAAACGACAATATCTCTTATCAAGGAAATGAAGAATTTATGTCTGATAATGAAGATGTATTAATTACAGCGTTGAGAAAGCTTTATTTATCATTTTCTCATATTAAAGATATTACCGCTGAAATTGTTATTTATTCTGTCATTGATATTAAAACAGTCAATTTTGAAGCAGTATTTGATAAAGGTAGGTTACATTGAAAACACATATAGCACATCCTGAAATAGCGCAGTTGACACGAGTTAACGTTAACGGTTCAAGATGGTACCAAACGCCCGAAGGTAAAAGATATCCTTCGGTGACCTCGGTTACATCTCACGCGTCTAAGGGTGCTATCAACGAATGGAGGAATAAGGTAGGACATGCTGAAGCTGATAAAATATCCGCACGTGCTTCTAATCGAGGCACACGAATCCATTCTTTATGTGAGGACTATCTCAACAATAAAGAGGTAATGCCGTCAGATTTTGATTTAGATTCATGGAAGTCTATGCGACCTCTGTTAGATTCTATTGATAATATTCACGGTAATGAGATTAGATTATATTCTGATTTGTTAGAGGTAGCCGGTACTGCTGATTGTATAGCAGATTATAATGGCGTTCTATCAGTAATTGATTTTAAAACGTCTGGGAAATTGAAACGTAAAGAATGGATTACAAACTATTTTCAACAAGCGGCTTTTTACAGTTTAGCATTTAGAGAAAGAACAGGCTTATCAGCCAACCAAATTGTTATTTTAATATCGGTTGATGATGAGAGTCCACAAGTATTCGTGGAACCTGTTAAAAATTGGTTGTTATCCGCTAAACAATGTCGGGATGATTTTAGGAAAGCAACTGGTCAATGAGAAAATAACCAAATCCAAATTACCAGTAAGAACATTATATACTGATTTGGGTAAAGGGTAAGCTTAATTGTTGTATGGCTTACTCTGAACTAATAGGAAAAATAATTGTGTTAAAACTAATATTATCAGCAGCAATTGTGTTATCGTCAACTACTGCAGTCTACGCTAAACATGAAGAAAGTAAATTTCTTGAGTCAGAAATCAATTGCTTGGGGGACGCGATCTTTAGGGAATCTCGTTCCGAACCGTTGGTAGGTAAAGTCTTAGTCGGTGAAGTAGTAATGAACCGGCTAAAACATAAATCCTTTCCAAAAACTGTATGTGAAGTGGTTCACCAAAAGGGACATAAACATGGACGGCTAATCTGTCAATTTTCATGGGCGTGTATGAATTTACCGCCTATTCCTAGAACTGGAAAAGAAAGATTCGATAGTTATTACCTAGCCAGAATGATTTATAACCATGAACTAAAAGACATATCAAAAGGATCGTTGTTTTTCTTTAAAGATAACGAACTCAAATATGTCAAACAAATGAAAATTGCCCTAGTGACTAAAGTAGGTCAGCATGGGTTCTATAAAGAAAGAGTTTGATGCTTTACTTTTAGCAATTTTTAAGTTATAATTATATTTTGAAATGGAGAATTTATGTTTAAAACCGCTAACGATTTCTCAATGTTTATTGAAACTGAATCTGCTACAACTAAAAAACCTGTCCTAGATATTATCCTCGAATATTGTGAACAGCATTATCTTGACGTCCTAGACGTCGTGCCTATGCTTAATCGCTCTATTCGAGGTAAGCTAGAAAACGAATTTGTCGCAAATGGTATGTTACCTAAAGTTGCCACATTGGACGTTTAATGAACGGGTATCAAATTTATCAATACTACAGCTCTATAAAGCTACACTTTACATCTGACAATTATGACGTGTTTGCTAACAAGGGTAAAACTCGAACAAGCTATCCAGCATATCTAAAACGAAAAGATTACAAATTGTTCGAAGCTGTTAGCAAATACTTTAAATCAGACATGGAAGTTATCCAATTCACGGCGGCTAATATTGCTTATGGGTATCCTAATTTTATTTATGCTATCGATGATGGTTCTGTTGATAATTACCTACTTTTCCTGAAACGCAAACAAAGTCTGACTAATGTTTTTAAAGACGATATTGCTAAAATTGAATGGGAACTAGATAAAGGTGAAACGAACTTATTTGAATTCAAAGATGGCGAAGTGCCGCTAACCTTTAGAATGTTTATGGGCGGCTTTATTACTATTGAAACCATGAACATCCTAAATAAAATGTTTGGGTTTTTGGATATCGAATATCCAATGTTTCAAAAAGAATTTCTTCGAATCAAAAAACTGTCCGGATTCGTTGAATATGATTTAGATAAACTGAAAAATGTTTATCAAAAATCTACTTTACTTTCATAATGTACTTTAGTATAATATGAAAGTTAGGGCGGTTGACTAATCGTTAATACATCGTTAATACATCGTAAACAAAAGGAAAATAATATGACAATCAATATCGAATCTTTAAGAAAAATGCGTAATGCTGACTTCGGCGCTATTACCGCTGAAATGGAAAAAATCGTTAATCCACAAAGTAATCAATCTGCTGATGATGATCGCTACTGGAAATTAACTCGTGACAAAGCTGGTAACGGTTCAGCGCTTATTCGTTTTTTACCTAAAAAAGATGGCGATGATTTACCTTGGGTCAAAATCTATAATCATGGATTCCAAGGACCAACTGGTAAATGGTTTATTGAAAATTCATTAACCACTATTGGTCAAGATGATCCCGTCTCTATTGCTAATACAGCATTATGGAATACCGGTAATGAAAAGGATAAAGATTTAGCACGTGCTAGAAAACGTCGCCTACAATACTTTGCTAATATCGTAGTGCTTGACGATCCTGCTAATCCTGCTAATAACGGGAGAGTCTTTATCTTCAAATTCGGTAAAAAGATTTTTGATAAAATTATGGATAAAGCCAAACCAACCTTTGCTGATGATAAACCAGTGAATGTGTTTGATTTGTGGGAAGGCGCTAATTTTAAATTGCGTATCCGTACCGTTGAAGGTTATCCTAATTACGACCAATCTGTGTTTGCTGAACCATCAGAGTTGTTTGGTGGTGATGAAACCAAACTTGTTGCTACGGTTAACGCTCAGTATCAATTGAATGACTTTTTAGCGCCTTCTAACTTTAAAACTTTTGAAGAGTTATCAAGAAAACTTAATTCAGTTATTAACCCTGACGCACCGGCTGTACCTAACGCAAACTCTATGACTAATTCTTATGTCGAGCCGCCAGTTAAAGCTGAGTCTGCTTCATCGTATATGACCTCATCTGCTCCAGTAGCAGCGCCTGCCGCTTCAACGGCTGATGATGACGATGAAGACGTAATGGCTTATTTTGCTAGAATTGCTGCTGCAGGATAATCCTTCTAAGGATTAGTTTAAGCCGCTAAAATCTTAATTGGTTTTAGCGGCTTTTTTACACCAAAAATTTATTTTAAAAATAATTAAAAAAAAGCTTTACTTTTGGAAATAATAGAGTATAATAGATCTTAATGAAGTAAAACAATAAATTATTTGGAGCGTATAGAATGAAAAAATTAATGTTGATTTTAGCCTTAACCGTAATGAGTGTTAACGTTGCTAATGCGAAAGGTGGTGCTGT